ATGTATTCAAAAGTCAGTAAACAAGCCTCCCTCAAGGAGATTATATCCTACACCTTACCCAAACTACATACTGGGAAATATTGGTACGTTGATTTCTGTTGTTTGGATCCTGCAACAAAGGAAATGAGACGAAAAAAGTATATGCTCAACAATATAGAGAAAATAACGGACCGACGTAAAATGGCAGCAGAGATAATCACTAATGTAACTCACAGGCTCCGCTCTGGATGGAATCCCTGGGCCGAAGTAAGCAATTCAAGACAATATGCAAAATGGGAAGATGTCATTCTACTTTATAAAAGATATCTTGAGAAGTTATATTCTACAAAAGTCATCAAAAAAAGTACTTTAACTGATTATCAAAAAAGAATAAGAGTGCTTAACGAATATAGCCAGAAGATACCCATACCTATTATTTATATCTACCAATTCGACTTAAGTTATATCAGTGACTTTTTGGATTATATATTGCTCGACCGGGATTCTTCGGCCAGAACTCGCAATAACTATAGGACGTGGTTATCTTCATTTTGTGGGTGGCTGATAGAAAAACAATATATGGATACTAATCCAGTAGAAAAAATAAAAAGTCTTTCTGAAGATACTAAAAAAAGAAGTGCATTGTCACATAGAGATTTATATCGACTGAAAGAATATTTGGATGAGCATAACAAATACTTTTTATTAGTTTGCAGAATGGAATACTATACTTTTATTCGGCCAGAAGAATTATCGAATATACGACTCCGCGATATAAATATCAAAGAACAGAAAGTTTTCATTGAGTCTACTATCTCAAAAAATAGAAAAGATGGAATGGTTGGACTCAATGATGAACTAATAAAAATGATGTTAGACCTACATATCTTCGATCACGATACTAATTGCTACTTATTCAGTACTGACTTCAAACCAGGCTATAAAAAAACAAGTACGCGATGTTTCAGAAGTTGTTTTAACAAAGCTCGCCGGAATCTCAAATTTCCTGAGTCCTATCAATTCTATTCACTGAAAGACTCAGGAATTCGAGATCTGGCAAATGCGGAAGGAATTGTAATAGCAAGAGATCAAGCACGACATTCGGATATATCAACGACAAATAAATATTTGAAAGGAACTGATTTAAAAGTGCACGAGGAAACAAAACATTTTAATGGTTCATTCTAATAAAAAAAATTATCTGGTTATATTAAAATGGAATCTACTGTCCTACCATCCTACAAGATATAATACCAGCTATATTATCAAAGGAAAAAATGGATGAGTAATTACCGACCTGGTAATTACTCAGTCTTTCCTTCTACCTTCTCTCTAAACTCCCACAGATGTTCAATTGTGGGATGGAACGTAGGATTCTCCCAATGAGACGAGATAGTAGCTATTGCACTATTAAGATAGACTTCACAATCAAGTATCTTTGTACATTTATTAAGCTGATAAGGAGCTTCAGGATATGCCTTGTTTTCAAGCATATTCTTTGCCCAAGAGAGTAGTTCTTGTACTGATTCGCGGTCGTAATTATGTGCCATGATTTTTAATTTTCCGGCAAATATAATAAAAATCCCCGATCCATTAAGAACCGGGGAGTGCCACTTGTCGCTACAAGTAAGCTTCTACACATATATAACAATTACCACATAAATAAGTTATAACTAATACCTGCGCCGATATACCAACCATACGGATAACCATATCCAACCTGTAATCCAATCCCCCAGCGTTTCTTTTTCGGTGTGATGGTATGATAAATATCATTTGTTACCGTCTGATACACAGTTCTCGGAAATACCTGCATACTATCCAGTCTCGGACGATAACCGGACACCCATACCCGGTAAAGACTATCCTCATAATATGCTTGTTCACGATGAATCACAGTATCACCTACATGCATCGTATCTGTCAACCTAATAATTAATAGAGGCGCCATAGGGGAAGGAATCAATAATGTATCAACCTTGACAATCGTCTTTATCTTTGTCTCGGTCTTGATTTCTGCCGGCAAAGGCTTGGGCGGACGGAACCAAGCCGCCACACAAGCAATCACCAGCAAGGCAATCAATATCCACGGCAACCTTCTCATAGCGCAAGCACTTGATTGCGGTTATCCTTCCCCCGGTAAGACACATGCACCCATGAGAAGTGTTTCTCATCAATCAGTTGGTCGAAGGGTAATCCAAGCTCCTGAATCAGATTGAACAACTTCTTATTTTCAGCCGGACTTCCTGCCGTAATGTCCGCTGCCCGTCCGGTCATGTGGTCGCTGGTGGCAGAGCCTTTCACCGCCTTGTTGAGTGCCGGGCAACGGAAACCACTGTTAACCCGTATAGGCTTGCCGTATGCCTCCCGTAACGGGTCAAGCACGTTGTTAACCAATGCCTGCACGTTAGGCAGTAATTCTTTGGGCAGGCGGTTGTCAATAGCCCGTCTGTCGGCTGTGTCACTTTTCACAAATTCTGCGATTGTAAAATACTTCATTTCTCTTCCTCCTTTTCTTTGGTTATTACTATCTTTGCAAAAAAAAATCATGGATTTATCAGAACTTATTAAAAGCTACAGCCCTGAACAAAAGAATGTTTTTAGTGGCTTCTGTATACAATTACCATTAATATTTACTGTAATGTATTTATATATACCTGCATTCAAACTTTTAGAACTGTACTTGCAAATAATCTTTGCCATATCCGCATCAATAATATCCATTTATTATTCTTTTTCTTTATTATGTTTATGCGCCACTTGTGCCAGATATAGATTTAAAATGGAAATTCCTATACTTATTATTCCAATATTAACGGCTTCATATATTTTGCTACATTCACCGGAAAACTATTCAAATGGACATGAGCATATATTGAAAGTGGCGTTTAAATGCACATCACTTTTCTACGGTTTTATTGGTATATTTGGTTTCTTTTACCGCAAATGCGTAGATTATGACATAAAAAGCAAATGGCGCAATAAAAGCAAAATCCATTAAATTCATTTCTCTTCCTCCTTTTCTTTAGTTATTACGTCTTTCAATTCTTCTCTCTCTACACTGAATACCTTCTTAGCAAACACACCGATAGCGGCTGCCAAATTAAAGTTATACCCTTTCGGTTTCAAAATATTACTAATAATCGAACACCCCTCTATGAAACAGATAAACAGGCAGGCATACGTGTCAATACGGATCGACATACAGGACGCTTTCTGAATCATGACAACCATTACCACAAAGGAAAAGTAAGTCACCATCTTGCCCATCGTAGCTCGCCATGCTCGGCTGAATCTTACATGCTCATGTAATAATAAACTCTTTCTAACCCCTGTTACCAGGTCACAAATAATCACACAGAACATCGCTATAAGCCACGGTATCATCATTTGCAAACTATCTATGACGAAACTTCCAGCTATTGGGGCGAATACACCCGCTGTCGCTTGATGAATTACTTTTTCCTCCATCCTATTTTTATTAAATTATTAATACTATCTTTGTCGGAGCGATGAGGGTGTCCGATAAGGATTCCCTCGTAATTTTGTTAATGATCCGCCCTGCTTGTGAAAGTAGGGCGCTTTTTTCAACTCTCATAGTTATCTCTACTCATTACCATATGTTTTTTTTAGAGTACCATCTTTGTAGAAAAATATACCACGTGGAGAAATACGAATTTCTCGATTTACATAGGTATTTCCCTCTCTATATCTACCTGTGATTGAAACAATATCATCATTCAAATCTATAGTTGAGTCTGTGGATTGAAAATCTAAAAGAAGCTTTCTATGCGATTTTAAAATAATATGAGCCCCATAAGCTGACGATGGCGCGGAAGATACTTCGGTCCATTCGCTAAATACAATTGCGGCAATCTCCACCCCTGCTGAATTTATCATTTTCAGAGACGACGTATTCGGGTCTATTATTATCCGGTTACCATTGATTGCTGTTTCCACCTTCTTCGCTACAAGATTATCAACATCAATTATTGACGCCTTAATCTTATTATTCTCAAATACTGCGATATCCTGTCCTGAGCTGTTTTTAAATACGGTTGTGTCAGCTTTAAGGGTGATTTTTCGATTGGATATGTCAATCCCGGTTTCTACGAAGTCTTCCGGTGCCGGTGACCAGTCTGTTGACTTGTTTCCAATTCCAAATTTGAAGTTCTTAAAACGTACGCTACCGGACATATAGTCAAATCGTGCATTCATCGGCCAGATCGTATTATTTAGATGCGCTGCGGTAACCGTATTAAATAAAGTGATATGTGCTTCCCCATTTCCCGCCGATAACCTCTGTGTAATGTCACCCATCGTTATTCCACCATCATCCCAGCCAGTCACATTACCGGGGGCTTGTATGGTTACAATAGCACCGGGACCTTTTGTTATGTTCTTAAACTCTATATCAAACGACACATATACAGCATCGCCTACTTTTAAATCTGCAAGATAACAAGGATGAAGATCAATTACCTGATTTAATGCATTCTGCAATGCTACGCTTTTTCCCCATTCACCGGATGTACCATGAGCATAATTCCGGCTTCCTACCTGTATCCCATCCAGCATTTCTTCCACCGATTGAGTGCCGATCTTTATGCCGTCTTTCGGGGAAAGCAGCTTGCCGTCTTTTGTCAATTCGAGACCTGTAGCACTATGCCTGATCGCGCCTTTGGTTATTTCCCAACCTTCCGTGTTATCAAGTTCTCCTACGAAGATCTTAGAACTGCCCAATACATCTATTACCGCATTCTGCGCTAAAAGCAGATCGGTAGCGATGAATTTGAGTTCGTTGGCAACCTCCCAGTTGTCATCTCCATTGGAAGAAGTAGGGCGGACCGTAACAGAAGAGCCTTTTACCTTTACCCGAAAGGTATGTAGCCGGCTATTGAACCATGAGAGTACAATATCGCGATACATATCATTATAAACGTAAGTATCTCCCGGGGTAAACATGCCACGCGGACGATAGGTATATCCGGAACTCCCGGGGATACCCTGAGAGCCGTCATAGACCTTCGGAACGGTAGTTTCAACAACAATGTCATCACCGTTGACAAATGCTATTCGCATCGAGTCATAATCACCGGATACATCAAAAGTATAGCTACCAGATGGAGAGGTACTGACGCTTGCATCACTCTGCGTACCATTCTTATAGTAAACGACTACGCA